TACTCAGCTCTATCAGTAATTATTCAATCCTTAGCCCACAATTTAAAAAAGAATTAAGAGAGCAAGAGAATATTACGTTAACTGGAACACCCCAGAAATTTCTTGGTGCTTATGCTGCACGGTTATTAACAGATGTAGGATCTGATTCAACACGTCATTTATATTGGAGATACAATCATCCTCAAGCAATAGCAGATAAAATACTTGAAGAAGCAGCAGGTAAGCATTATAAAGATTTAGGTCCAACACAAAAGGCACTAGCTAGTTTAGCTGTTGGAGCTCCTGTTGCAGCTTCTTTAGGAATATATGATTTAACAAATCCTGGTGAATTGTTTCGTCCTAAAGGGTTTGCTCAATCTTATGCTGAACCAGGTTCGGAAGATCGTCGTGAAACTGACCAGCCAGGTCTTGAACTTGTGGAACGTATATTTCTTGGTAGACAAGGGCGACCTTTAAAATATGAAACTGCTAAAGAAGATATTCCCGAGTTAACACCTGAGCGATATGGTCGGTACATGAAAAACTATTATCAAGATAAAGGTATCACTGGGCTTGGGCTTGTTAAAGGAACTATGGAGAATCTTAAGGGTGAACCGGAGGCACGTATTATTGGCTTCCCTGTTGGCTTACAGGCTGTAGGAGCCCTGGCAGGGGGAGCAGTTGCATTACGTAGTGCATTGGATGCTAATCCACCTGTAAGACGTACACAACTTGCTGGAGAGTCTGGAGCGGTGAAAGTGAGTCGTAATCCAGGAGCTACGCGTAAAGCAGCAGCTATTACATTAGCTGGTTCTTTAGCTGGCGCACTTACCGGAAGTTTAGCTAATCAAGCAATTGCAGCTATTAATAATAATCCCGAGAACTTACCAAGCACAAATGAATACCGTTAGAGTATGTAGGCTGGTAAAATTAACATATCGAATAAGATAAATTATGGCAATCATGGCAGGTCCTGGAGGTTCAATGGAACGTGGAGGGCCACTTGCAACAATTCAACCTACATATATTCCAACACAAAATATTGACCCTTCTCTCGGCATGGGGTTTCAAGATTTACTTAATCGTGTGGGTACCAAGATGAAAGGCTTGGGAGATAGTGCGTCAAAAGCAATAGCAGGTGCAGGTGGCGGAAGAGCTGTAGCTGGTAAAATAGCAGGTAAATATATTCCTATTGCAGGTGCTGGCTTATCTTTACTTCAAGGTGATGTTGGTGGAGCTGCAGGTGGTTTAGGTGGTATGGCACTTGGCACAATACTAGGAGGTTCTATCGGTGGTTTGGTTGGATCTGTTGTTGGTGGGGGTATTGGCACTGCTGCACAGAAAGGTATAGGCGGACTTGTTCAAGGTGCTTTAGGTGGTGCTACAGCTAATACTGCTGCACGTGGTGAGTCCGCTGGACCCATCCCTGGTCTCCCTGGCATTGGTGCTAAGAAAGTAGGTGACATGAATGTCAATGAAACAATTGACTTTATGCGAAGAGCTGGTATGAATCAAGTAGATATTGCAACAGCACTTAATCCAATGTTGAATCAAAACCTTGATCAACAACGTAATCGTCAAATGCAATTGAATCAACAGACTGCACAACTTACTGGTGGACTTAATCAGCAAAGATATATGGCTGAATTAGCAGGTGGAGCACAAACAGAAGCTGGTGCACTTACACGACAAGTAATAACATCTGTTAATCCTTACGCTAATTCCGCGTTCCAGTATCGCTAAAGAAAATGTATTCTTTTGACCCCTCTGTAAATCTTGGCGGCATAGAGCTAAATTCTTTTCGTCTTCCACAACCGGGTAAATATGCTTTTGAAAACATTGCAAAAACAGAAAATACTTCTCCTAGCACAGTAGATAAAGGTGACTCTTTTGAACGTATTTTAAATATAATGCTGGACCCAACACGAAGAAAACAAGCTCTTGAAGATACATTAGAATTTCAAAATAGACAACAAGCTGCAGCGGCACCTTACAACATAGCATATAAAGGATTAGATACTTTATCTAAACTTCCCGAACAGATATCTGCAAATGCTGCTAATCGAGCAATGTTAACAGTCCTTGGAGCTAAGTCAGTAACAGATGCAGGAAATGCGGCTATGGCAAATTCTCCTTTTGGTAAAGGTAGTTTTGTTTCGCAGGTTCCTCTTTCTCAACAAAGATATTTTAGTTAGAATAGATATGTGCAATATAATTAAATGGCAAGGAGGATAATATGTTACTAGCACCTTTAGCTGCTCCTTTAATTACAGGTCTTTTTAGCGGTGGCGCCAGTATGTTCGGCGCTAACAAAGCCGAAGAGGCTGCTCGTAGATCTGATAATACTGCACGTCAAATCGCACAAGGACAGTTTGCTGCACATAATGCAGGTCTATTAGAAGCAAGGGAAGCTGAAAAAGGTAGGCTTGGCTTTGGAATGTGGGATAAGGTCTTTAGCGCTGGTACAGGAGCTGACCTTGATTTTGGAAGACAACAAACAGCTTCTTTGTTTCAACGTAATATATTAGATCCTCTTTCTGCTGCTAATGAACGAGATGATTTAAGAGCAAAAATGGGAATAGAGGGCTCATCTGCCGCCCGTGGATTACGTCAAGAAGCTAATCGTGAGGCTCTTAAAAGAACTCTTGCAGAGAAACAAGGACAAATGATGGGTATGTTTGGTAGAATTGCACCAATAGATACTTCCACACTTTTTACATAAGGAGATAAATCATGGGAGGAGGAGGAGGAAAAAGCGCACCGGCACCTGTATACATGCCGCCACCGCCTGATAATACGTTTAGAGATTTCTTAAACTATAGTCAACAACAAGAAGCACGGGCACAAGCGCGAGCTGATCAAGAAAGAGCAGACGCTAAGGCTAAGGAAGATGCACGTAAAGCATCAGGTACTGCAGGCTTTGGTGGTTTACGTTCAGGTATAGAATCACAGTTGCGACAAGGTTTAATTACGTATGATGATGCTTCTAGGCAACTACGTGATTATGCTGGTAAATACGAAATAAATCCAGAAGAAGATGTTAATAAGTTAACAGATGTTTATACTAAGGAATTATTACCCGGACGTCGCTCTACAGGAGTCTCTGCGGCCTATCAAGAACTCTTAGGACGTGAAGCTACGGAGCCAGAGAAGACGGCTGCCTTAGAACGTTTTAATCAAGGTTATTACAGCAGTGTTCAAGACTTAAAGGAGTCCCTTACCAAAGGCTCGGAATATCAAGATAAGTTCCAAACAAGCTATCTTGGTAACTATTACGATACGATGTATGGTAAAGAAGAGAGGGATGCAGCAGGTAAGAGAATCGGTACAAGAAGCTTTAAGTTTGATAAGTCACTTCTTCCTACTTACGCTGAAGGAACCTTAGGTAAAGCTGGTGTTGCAGTTCCAGACTTCAAGGATACCTTCACTGGTACACCTGCTGAACTTGAAGAGCAAACTCAAAATATCAGAGACACACGTAAGTATCTGTACAGTGCTGGTCTAACTAATCTCCAAGGGGATATTGATAAAGAAACACAGAAGTTAAAAAATAAAGGAGCAACGGATGTGGCTAAGATTGGATCAACAGGCGATATGTATAAAGCTCTCATAGGAAGTTTTAGTTTTAATTGAAGATATCTTTGTTATAATTATTTAGTGTAAAGGAATTTTAAAAATGACAGCTTCATCTGGTCAGGATAGCGCAAGTGATTTTGACATTAATCGTTTTGAGCAGCTCTTGGAGCGTCTCGAAGCATCTAAAGGTCGTCAACAACGCCAGAAGTCTGTTGAAGGACGTCGTGATATCTTCAGCCAGGGCCTTGCTGGTATGATGAGCAACTTCTAATTTCCTATAGGTGCTGTAAGCCATGAGCAGTAGCGTTCCAGCAGGACAAACTGATGCTGATGATTGGTTTGATTTAGACAAGTATCGTCAGGCGGCTGGCGTGGCTTACGACTTTTCCAAGAAAAAGATGGAGGATGCTGGTGGACAGGAACGAGAAACTATCGGTAAAGGTGCCGAAGAACAACGTACCTCAGCAGAGCAGTCACAGCGCTTTAAAGAAAAGGACGAAGAACGCGATTACGGCCAGGCCCAACGAGCTTATCGATATTGAGTTATTCGATGGGTGGGTAGATAATTTAGATGCGTCTACCCAAGAATCATTCTGTGCATTCGCCAAAGAAAATTACTCTGTAATAGAAGCCTATCTTTATTCACGATTCCTTGGTTATAAAGGAACCGTAACTGCGTGCGAACTATGGGTCAAACAACATTACGATAAACCAGATCACCGAAAGAAACTCTTGTATGAAATTGACGAGATGCAAGAGGACGTACGTAAATTACGAGAAGATGTAGAGAATGGTGTTGTAAAACGTGATGCGGGAGTAGCTCGTATTGCTTCTATGCAAAAAGAAATTCGTGGTCATATTGACCAAGTAGAAAAGTTTACGAGTATTAAAGATAGAAAAGGTTTATTGATGGCAGGTGCTGACAGGGCTATACGTGAATTAATGTTTATCTTCAAAGACGACCCAATTGAGATCCCCTTGGAAGAAGCAACAATGAGCGTATGGTCCAGAATGCAACTTGAGGAATGATTCTGTTAGACTGATTTTAAATTAAAAGTTTACAGTTATATGCCTAAAGGTAAAATGCCACCTCAGTTTCTTGAGTATCTCAAGAAGAAAGATGCCAAGAAAGAAGATGGCACGGAGATGAATGACAAAGAAAAGCGTAAGGCTGCTCTAGATAAAGCAAGAAAATACAAAGATCAAAAAAACAGTAAAGCTAAAAAATAGAGTAGGATTCCATAAAGTTGGAACATTCTTGTGCCTAGCTATACACACCTTGCTTATCGACGTAATGCAAAAGCCGCTGCGCGGAACCAACAAATACGTATACCCAAGAATGTAGATGCTCTTAAGTTTGCGCAAGAAGACTTTGGTTTCTTTTGTGAATACGTAGCTGACAAGCCTCCCGCTGAACATCACCTGGAATGGCATAAGCATTTCATAACAGAAGAAGACAGTAGTTGCCTTCTGCATATTGCTGGACCAAACGTCGATCTATTGGCACCAAGGGGACCACTTGCTGTTTCAATGCCAGTAGCAACTCCTAACGGATGGGTACCCATTGGTGATTTACAATTAGGTGATTTAGTTTTTTCTGAGAAGGGACAAATTACAGAAGTAATTGATATATCCGATTACGCATCGTCTCCAACTTGGGAAATATCCTATACAGATGGTTCATCCGTACGTTGTGACGATCAACATCTATGGAAGGTGCGGCGTGTAGGTTCTGACGCCAAAGGTGAATGGCGTGTTATGTCTCTTAATGAAATTCGTACACAAAAAACAATTGGAATGAAAGGAAACGGTAAAGTCAGTTCTCCAAGTCAACGTATTACTGCAACCTGTTCACCGGAAGAAAAACCTTGGTTGGACAGCAAAGGCTATGCTCGTTACTATATTCCCGTGACGGAACCAGTACAATATCCAGAAAAAGAGCTTTTAATTGATCCATATTTACTTGGTGTTTTAATTGGAGATGGCTCCTTAAGCAGTGGAAACCTAACAATAACTAGCGCTGATCCAGAATTGATTGAACGTTGTGCTCAACTTTTACCTAAAGACTACACGTTCAAGAAATCTTCTAAGTACGATTATCGTATTTCGCATGTTAAAGGCAGTCTTTTCTGTGGGACACCAAATCCTGTAAAAAGAAATCTTGAAAAGCTTGGCTTGTACGGAAAAACATCAGTATCAAAATTTATTCCAAAAGAATACTTATTTTCTTCTGTTGCTGATCGTGAGGCGTTGCTACAAGGTTTACTCGATACGGACGGTACGGTATCTAGTTCTGGTTCTGTTTCTTTTTGTACTACATCTCAGCAACTTGTAGATAACATTATTGAACTAGTTCAATCATTAGGAGGTATTGCAACTAGACGTATTGCACAGTTTAATTCTTATACCTTGCCCAACGGAGTAAAAATCCGTACAACAACACCGTCTTACAAAGTAGGAATAAAATTACACCCTGAGATTAGACCGTTCTTCCTGGAGCGTAAAGCACTGAGGTATGCTCCTTGTACTAAATACCTTCCTTGCCGTGGCATTGTAGATATTAAACCTTCGTTTGAAGAGAAGGTACGTTGCATAGAGGTTCAGGATGAGTGTCATACATTCTTAACAAAAGATTATATCGTCAGTAAAAATTCGGCCAAAAGCACAGTCTTGGGCTTGCTTACGGCATGGGCTATTGGTATTCACACTAAAGCTAAACGTCCTCTACAGATTCTTTACTTGTCATACACAGTTGATATTGCACGATCCAAAAGTGCTACCATTAAACGCATCATTGAAAGTAAACGATACCAAGAAGTTTTTCCTACTGTACGTCTAATGAAGAACGTAACTAGTAATGAATACTGGTCAATAGATCATCGTTTTGCGGGTATTGACACAACTGGTGATGAACAGTTTACACTCTGTGCTGCAGGACTTAAGGGTTCAGTTACCTCCAAGCGATCTCATTTAGTAATGATAGATGACGCCATAAAAAGTTCGGCAGATATCTCAAATCCAGACATTAGAAAACAAATGCAAGAGAACTGGAATGCTGTGATTGCACCTACTATGTTTGAAGGCGCACGAGCAATATGTCTTGGTACACGCTTCCGACATGATGACATTCATGCGACAACTTTTAATGAACAAAATAATTGGATGCAGATTGTTCTTCCTGCAATTAAGAACAATCGCATAACAGGAGAAGAAGAATCCTACTGGCCTGCAATGTGGTCTTTGGAATACCTAAAGGAAAAGAAACGACAGGCACCTATTGCTTTCTCTTTTCAATACATGAATCAAATCGTTAGACAAAACGAACTTTCCTTGGCACCAGAACTAATAGTTAAAGCAGAAATTGCAACGGAGTTTGATACTCTTGGCGTTGGTGTTGACCTATCTGCTGGCGTCAAAGAAAAGAATGATTACACCGTTATGGTACTAGGTGGACGTATCGGCGATCAGATTCATATTATTGATTACAGACGAATACGAGTCATGGGAAATCTAGAAAAACTTGACGTACTTAAAGAACTTCTTAACGATTGGTCTATTCTTGGTAAAGATGAAAACAATAATTACTTCCCGACTTTTGCAACAGTTGACATATGGTCTGAAGCTGTACAGTACCAGGCATCCCTGGAAGCAGACTTCAAAAGAGTTTGTTTAAATCAAGAAGGTCTCTACAATATTTTGTGGCATCCCGTCAAAGGTTTCCGTGCAGACAAGCTTGCAAGGTTTCGCGGCATTATGGGCATGTTTGAAGATAGAAAAATAATCTTTAATCGGTTTAGGAACTTCACAAATCTCTTCGAGGAACTCACGAACTTCGGCGTAAGTAGTCATGATGATTGCGCGGATGCCCTTGTGTGGTTAGTAAACGGTCTAGCACGGAAAGGTCAATTACACCTAGATTTTTAATTCTAAAGATTTTATAAAATTACAAAGATTAGTTACAGCAGTAGATCTTAACGTATAGAATAAAAATGTGAGGAATTCCTCACATATCTACATGTTTCTTAACGTCCTCATGGTTTCTACTCTTGCCCCACGTTCTGGCGTGGCTGGGTGGGATCAGTTTTGTGAGTGGGTTACAGGCACCGAAAATCGTCTTTATGTCGGTTGGTTTGGTGTACTTATGATCCCTTGCCTACTGGCCGCCACCATTTGTTTTATCATCGCTTTTATTGCTGCTCCACCCGTTGACATCGATGGCATTCGTGAACCTGTTGCTGGATCCCTCCTATACGGAAACAACATCATCAGCGGAGCCGTTGTGCCAAGCAGCAATGCAATCGGCTTACATTTCTACCCAATTTGGGAAGCTTCTTCGCTTGACGAGTGGCTCTACAACGGGGGTCCCTTTCAGCTCATCATCTTCCACTTCCTCATTGGCATCTTTGCTTACATGGGACGAGAGTGGGAACTTAGTTATAGATTAGGGATGCGCCCCTGGATCTGTGTCGCGTACTCCGCACCAGTAGCTGCAGCAACTGCAGTGTTCCTTGTGTATCCCTTTGGTCAAGGTTCGTTTTCTGATGCAATGCCCCTGGGTATATCGGGAACCTTCAACTACATGTTTGTGTTTCAGGCCGAACACAACATCCTTATGCACCCTTTTCACATGTTGGGTGTAGCTGGTGTTTTTGGTGGATCATTATTTAGTGCTATGCACGGTTCTCTCGTCACATCCTCATTGGTACGCGAGACGACTGAAAACGTATCTCAAAACTATGGCTACAAGTTTGGTCAAGAAGAAGAGACCTACAACATCGTTGCAGCACACGGCTATTTTGGAAGACTTATTTTCCAGTATGCCAGCTTTAACAATAGTCGTAGTCTTCATTTCTTTCTTGCCGCTTGGCCTGTGATTGGTATATGGTTTGCTGCACTTGGTGTATCAACTATGGCATTTAACTTAAATGGTTTTAACTTCAACCAATCTATTGTTGATAGTCAGAATCGCGTGGTGCCTACTTGGGCTGATATTCTCAACAGAGCTGGCCTAGGCTTCGAGGTTATGCATGAGCGTAATGCACATAACTTTCCTCTTGACCTTGCAACAACTGAGTCTGTTCTCGTGGCACTAAAGGCTCCGGCCTTAAGCTAAATTTAAAATAAAATTATCGACCCGACTGCTAACACGGTCGGGTTTTTTATTGTAAACTAAAGGAAAGAAATCTAACACCTTGGGTCCGGAATACGCTGCCATCTTTTTGACTGCGGTCATTTCAGCGATCACAGGTGGTTCCTGGGTGGCTAATAAACTGTTGTCCCGTCAAACGGAGAGGATCCAACAAGGCGTGGAACACATCAACACACAGAGACGTAGGATCGACAATCTAGAAGATGAAGTAAAGCGTTTACCAATGGATTACGTATTAAAGGTTGATTTCTTACACGAGATTACAGAAATGCATAGTAATTTTAGACAGATTAACAATAAGCTTGATAAGCTAATTGAAAAGCTTTTAGCAAAATGAGCTACGTACTTGAAGTCCAAGAAGATGAAAACGGTGATTGTTTCATCACGCTTCCAGAGGAAGTAATCGACGAGTTGGGCTGGAAGGAGGATGATGTGCTTAGTTGGGATGTACGTAGTAACGGCATCGTTCTAAGCAAAGTAAATGACTCAAGCGGTTATGAGGTTATAGAAGAGTAGAATACACAAAAGTAAGTAGTTAGATTATGGCTGGTTATTATGGCGGAGAACGCAACGTACCTGGAGCGGTTGGAAATATAGGTGGTACAGCTAATAGCTTCCTTGCTGGTAACCCTAGTTTTGATGTGAATAAAGGTCCAGGTGCTTTAGGTGGCCGTTCAGAAGAACAGATACGACGTCTTCTACAGAGCACTCCAAATAATCAACAGTTACTTGACGAAATGAAACGCCGTGGGATTACTCCTAGTGGTGGTCCACAACTTCCTTTAGCCGGATCACCTTTTGGTTCTAGTAACCTTGCCGGTGCAACAGCACAAATGAATCCAGGTCAGCCAGGTAATTTTGCTGGTTTTACTGATCAGTTACAAGCACAAAATCAAGGTCCTAGTACACCCGTTAAATACTATCCTGACGCGTTTGGCGGACAAGGGGGAATCTTACCTAATCGTGGTGCAGCAGGCCCTGCTAATGTGCGTCCAAAGGGATCTACTCCTCTTGCTCAAGATTTTACTGAAGATTCTGATGGTATGGAACAGATATTAGCGCAGCTTCGCGAAAATCAATCTTCTTTACCAAACGGATTTATTAATAAATACGTCTCTTGAATCTGCTAGCATTTAACAAAGGTAATAATTAATGGACGCTAAAGCCCGGCTTAAAGAGATTGTTGATTCCTACATCGAGAAGGATGGAGGAGCTTCCGTTGATACCGGCATTGTCGCGTCCCACTTAGCACAGATGAAGTTGTTTGGCATCCGCCAGGGTGTTGAATTCTTTCCAGCTCAAGATAACTTTGGTAATCAACGCAAAGACTTTATCGACCGTGTAATTAAATTCAATCAAATAGACACACGCCTAGACTCCATCTGGGACTACTTCCTATGTGATGGACAAGGTCTTTTTTACATACGTCCTACAGAAAACAATTATCGCCTTTATTTCTTTAGACGTAATGAGTATAGGAGTTTCTACAACATTGACGGTGAGTTAGACGAAGTTGTAATTATCTATAGCTACAAGATACGTCAAGGTTTTGGCTTTCAACAAGACATTGTATCTTCTGATGTAACAGGTCCTGCTTCCATGGGACAAGGCGGAGTTAAACGTTATATTCGTCTTTCAATTAAACGTAAGACAATAGAAGAGACACACTCGGAGGCAGAACTTTCATTTGATACTAACTATCAAATGAACTCTGGGCGTACCACCACACTTAAAAATACGCTTGGCTTTATTCCTTGTGTTGAAATCTTTAACAATACCAAAGGTTTTTCAATGGAAGGTGTTGGTGAATTTGACGCCTTAGCCAACCATATATGCACGCATGATGACTTGGTGCGCACCATGCGGAAGAATGTTACTTTCTTTGGTAGCCCAACCCTACTTTCTTCTCGTCCTAAAACGGACCTAATGGAATCGAGTAGTGACACCGCTACTGTGCAACGTCCTTCTATTGCAGCAAACTCAGGCTTTGGTGGTGCAGGACCCTTAAGTAGATCTCAGTTTAAATCTGATCCTATCTATCGCGGTATCGATGGTCAGCTTCGCGTACCACGCATCATTGCAAACCTTGAACCTAACGATCGTGTTGGTTACATTGTTCCAGATGCAATCACAGGAGATCAAAATTCTTTTGCACGTCAATATCGAGAAGAGATACGTACATCTCTTGGTGGTGTAGACGAACTATCTATATCTGCAGGTGTAACTGCAACAGAATATAAATCGTTATTTGGTAGAGTATCTGCCACTGCAAAGAAGAAGGCAACTGCTATTTACACATATGGAATATGTCGTTGTCTAGAACTTATCTTATTCCAAGAAGAAACTTTATTCCGTAACACATTAGCAGCGGCTGCAGGAATCGAAAGACCCTTGGAACTTCCCGAGCAAGCTACTGATGAAGACACAGCAGCATATAACGAAGCTATGGGTATGTTTGAAGACCAAGTCAAAAAGATAATGATGGCTTGTCTTAAGACTCAACAAATACCACCTGGTGTATTAGGACTAATTCCAGATGGAGATGTGACGCTCCAATGGCGTTGGCTGGGCCCTGTTTATGAAGACTCAACACAAGATATTCTTAACAACTCAATTGTTGTTAGGAACCTACAGGAATTAGGTGTTGATAGCATTGAAGCACTGAAATACCTCTTCCCCTCAAAAACGGAAGAGGAGCGGGCCGAGATGTTATCTGGGTTCCCGTTCAGGATGGTGAATGAATTACAGAGTGCATACTCTCAATTCTCTCGCCTGGTGGGGGGTATGATGCAGACTCCTCACCCGCAATCACCGGACTTACCGATGGCTGCGGATCCAAGATTGGATCTAACTCCATATCTGTATCGTACATTAGAAGCATTACAAAAGGAGATGAGTTATGCAGGACGCTACCGTCCAATCGATCCCACAGATGAGCCAAGTACCAGCAGCCGTCGCTCCGAGCAACTACGTGGTGGCAGCACCACAAGCAGCTCCGGTCAGCTACCAGGCAGCACCTCAGGCTTATCAAGTGGGTACGAGCTACCCCCAAGCGGTACCTCAGGCGAACCCCAGTTACCAATCAAGCCCTACTCAATACGCCCCCCAATCCCAACCGGCGGCACCTCAGGGCAACCCATGGGAGTCGGCGTTCAACAAGGTAGTGGGGCTACTGAGCGCACCAGTCCAATCCCCGTTCCAGGGTCAACCCTCTCAAGCGGCACCTCAGTATACCCCGGCCAATTACGGAATTCCGTACAGCCAAGCTACGCAACAATCGGCTCCGCAGACTTGGCAAGCCAACCAGGCTTACTTGCCCAACTCTTCCCCAACCTCCTCGACGGCATCCTCGGCGGTTCAGGATCAACAGGCGATAAATACGGCGGTAGCAGATTACTACAATCTGAGCAACGAGACTCGTCAGGTTCTGGACGCGTTCGGGATGGAAGCGCCAGCAGTCCTGAACAACTACGCGCTAAACCTGGAAGCAATGGTGGACAGCGCCGTCGCATGGGGAAACCGCGCAGCTAACTGCATTACCGGTTACGCCAACTTTGCCGTTAATGAGCACCAGGAGAACCTCGCTTATAACGAGATTCTGACTAACCCTGATGTACTCAGCGACTACACACTTAAGTTCTTCGGTCCTGAAGGTCCTTATCCTGTGTACGAAAATGAAGAGCAACTAGCTACTCGTGGTTATCCCACTCAGCCTGCTGGTTATGCACAAGTAGGTCAGTTCCCTGCACCTCCTGCTGCTGCTGCTCCTCAAGCCCCTGGTAATTTCTGGGGTGAATTTAACGACACAATGACACGTGATCCACAAAATGCTTGGCGCATTTTGAATCAAGCACAACCTCAAACTGTTGCAAACAAACTGTTTGTAATGGAGTAATACATCAGCTTGTAATGAATAAATTACAAGCTGTTAAAATCATGTTAGATAAGACATATAATGTCTGAATCTTTCACCCTGTAAAAACATTCCCCGAGAACTGGAGGATAAAACAAAGTGTTCATTGATAGCGATTTTCCAAAGATTCTAGGTGCGGAACTTTACCGTCCCCACCCTGCTTATATTGCAGAAATGGCTGTTGAGCCCGTGGTCGTCCACGACTTCACACGTCAACCTGGTCAAACTGTACAACTCGACCGCTACAAGTTCTGGGGAACCCCTGGCACTAAGGATAGCCGCGAGCGTATTGCCGACCAAACCATTGGTACCGCTAATAGCCGTAACATCACCAAGGAGAAAGTTCTTGTGGTGCTTAAGGAGTACACCGGTCCTGCGGACCCTGGTGATCCTACCCAACCTTCAACCTTTAAGATTGCTCGTGAGACTCTAGTTACCGCTCAGCGCATGTTGCTGGACACAGGTAACTTGAATATGTTCCACCAATCTATCGGTAGCCTCACACTGCTAGATGACTATCGTCGTTGGCGCGATCGCGTCTTCCTTGACGAACTAGCTAAAACTGAAGCTAATGGTAAAGCTTCTGGAACCCAAGGTGGTTACTACTTCGCTGGTAACAAAACTAAAGATGCATCTAATCGCATTTCTTACACAGCTACTGAGTATACAGCGGATCTCCAACAGTTCCATGTAGCTACTGACTTGCTGACCGTAGTTAAAGATTTGCGTAAGCGTAACGTACCAAGTTTTGCTGATGGTTTGTGTCGTTGCATTTGCGACCCTACATTCATGATGCACTTGCGTCGTGACCCTGACTTCCGTGAGATTGCACGTTATGCCGGTAACCCCGGTCAAGGCATGTACATGGCTAACCCCATGATGCCTAACAACGCCAGCTTCTTCATGGGTCCTCAAGC